TAGTTCAAGTTCTAGCAGTGAATCTTCAAGTTCTAGCAGTGAATCTTCAAGCTCTAGCAGTAGTAGTGAGTCTTCAAGTTCCAGTAGTGAGTCAAGTTCTAGTAGTAGCGATTCGTCTAGCAGTTCTTCTTGTGGTTTAGATGCGACTCTTGATTATTATAAAGGAGATGAGAATATATTACCAGTAAACGATGCTAATTTAGAAGATGCATTTACTTGTAGATGAATATGAATATGTAGCAACATTAGATAATCGTACTAGTGAGCTATGTACATCATTAGATGGAGAAATTTTTAAAACTAGTGAAGCAGTAACGGGTTTGACGTATCCGCCCCTCCACGTTTCATGTCGCAGCACAACAACAGCACATTTCGATACTAGTAAAGAGGGATTAACAAGAATTGCCAGAAATTTAGATGGTAACACCTATTTTGTACCAGCAAGTATGGATGCTAAAAATCATAGAGCCATATATTATGATAAAACACTTACAAGGAGTGAATGGGATGCAGGTAAACGAATCTAAAGAAATTTGGAAAGACATCAAAGATTATGAGGGAATGTATCAAGTATCAAATTTGGGTAGAATTAAAACATTAGAAAGAATTGTGAAATATGATACACCCCCATATAGTCACACAGTACATATGAAGATCAAAAAAATATCTAAAAAAAATAATGGTTATATGATTGTGGGATTATGGAAAGATAATAAAGGTAAAAATTTCCACATCCATAGATTGGTAGCAAATGCATTTATTGACAATCCTGAAAATAAAGCAACAGTAAATCACATAGACAGTGATAAAACAAACAATTGTGTAACAAACCTTGAATGGAATACACAAAGCGAGAATAATAAACACGCTTTTAAAGTTGGTGCAAGGAAACCATTAGTAGGAGATAAGTGCACATTTACAAAAACAACAGAAAAAGAAGTGTTAGAAATGAGAGAACTATATGCCACAGGTAATTACTCTTATAAGGAACTAGCTACTCTTTATAATTTAAGTTATGATGGAATATGGTGTATTATTAACAGAAAAAGATGGAAACATATTTAACGTTATAATTAGGAAACTAATTTAACATAAAAATTATGAAGTGTGGATACACTTCGACAAAAACTAAGGAGAAAATTATGATAGAAAAATTAAAACAATTATTAGGTGAGGAATTAGCTAATAAAGTACAAGAAGTATTAGGTGATGTTGAGTTAGCAATTATGAATGATGGAACAGTTGTTAGAGCTGATAAGCATGATTCATTAAAAGGAGAACATAAGGCATTAACTGAAAGATATGAAAATGATATAGCAGCAATCAATACAAAATTATCAGATGCAACAACAAACGCAGCAGATTATGATGGACTAAAGGGAACTTTAGAACAAATGAAAGTTGATAATGTTAAAGCACAAGAACAACATAGAATTGAAATGTTGAAAATTAAAAAAGATAATAGAGTAGATTTAGAACTATTAAAGAATAATGTTGACGAACAATATTTATCAATGGTTAAAAGAGAAATTAATATGGATAATCTAACATTTGATGGTGATAATTTAATTGGTTTAACTGATTCAATTGGTGGGATTAAAGAAAAATTCCCTAAATTATTCGGTGAAATGGTGAAAACCGGTACAACACCACAACCAACAACAGAAGCACCACAAGTAGGAAAACGCGCGCTGTTAGTAAAAGATTATAATGAAGCACAAATGAAAGGTGATGCTAGAGCAATGATGGCATTACAAGCAGAAATAAGTAAATTACCAAAAATTTAAAAAACAGGAGAATAAAAAATGGCATACACAGATAGAGAAGATTTAAACTATATTGGGCAACTATTTCTAATAGGAGCAAACCAAACACCATTCTTGAATATGATTGGTGGAATGAACGGAGGGAAAAGAGCTAGATCGTTCTTATTCCCAGTAGCACAACCTTGGTCATTATCAGCAGCATCACAACCAGCAATTACAGAAGCAGATTCAGTATCAAGTAATACAGCAACAACAGTAGTAAGAAATCAAGATACAAATACAGTACAAATTTTCCAAGAAACAGTAGAAGTATCACATGCTAAACAATCTACAGTTGGTGAAATTGGTGGAATCTCAGTATTAGGTGACCAACCAGTAATGGATGAATTTGATTTCCAAAGACAAGCAGCATTAAGACAAATTGCAATTGATTTAGAATATTCATTCTTACAAGGTGCATTCCAAGATGCAGTAAATACAGCAACAGCAGCAAAAATGCGAGGGCTTAAAAATGCGATCACTACTAATACAGTAGCAGCATCAGGGGCAACTTTAACAAAAGCAATTGCTGATACAATGTTCGCAACAATGGCAGCTACAGGAGCAATCTTTGAGAATGTAGTAATCTTAGCGAATGCATTCCAAAAACAAAAGTTATCTGATATTTATGGTTTCGCACCAGAAGATAGAAATGTTGGTGGAGTTAATATTAAACAAATCGAAACTGATTTCGGTATGGTAGGTATTGTATTTGATCCACATATGCCAACTGATGAAATTTATGCAGTTGAAATTAGTGTTTGTTCACCAGTATTTACACCTTTCGAGGGTCAATTAATGACATTTGAAATGTTAGCACAAGTAGCAGCTTCAAGAAAAGGTCAATGGTATGCACAAGTTGGTTTAGATTATGGACCAGAAGAATATCATGGTTCAGTAACTGGATTAGCGACAGCTTAAGGAGGGCAATATGAGTAATATATTAAAGAAATTAGGTATACAACCTGCAGTTAGAAAAGAGTTTTTAGTTAGAGATAAAGCATTAGCAGGTGATATAGTTATGACTATTAATCCTGAAACAGTAGATACACCAGCTACAACTAGTGCATGGACGAGAAATGTTAATATCCAAATTGAAACAGCAGCAGGAGAATTACATGATTGGTTAACAGCTGATTATGCAACTACATTATCAATTGCAGATACAGGTGGAGGTACAGCATCAATTGTATCAACTACTTTATCAATCGTTGGTGGTAGAGCTTTAGTGGTTGTTTCAGGTGATGAAGCAACATGGGCAGCAGCAGAAGATGATACATTAACAGTTGCAAATATTACAGTATTAGGTGTTACAGTAACAGGTGGAACAAGTGTAGAAACATTCGTATAGAATAATTTGGGTGGGTTTTTAACTCACCCTTTCTTAAAAAAGAGGTGATTAAATGATATTTTGTCAAACAGGTAAAAAGGTATTATGGGATGCAAACAAAAATAGGCTATTATGTAAATTTGAAAATGGCGAATTTGAAACAGAAGATCCATATACAATAAATAGATTAATGGAAATGGGAACAGCATACATTAAAGAAGAAATAGATGTAGGAGTTGAACAAGAAATAAGAGTAAACTTTGAAGATATGAATATTAAAGAATTAAGAGAGTATGCAAAAGAAAAAGGATATAAAGGATGGAGTAATTTTGATAAAGCTACATTACTAAAATTCTTAAAAGAAAAAGAGGTGTAATAAATGAGTATGATGCGACAAACAGAATTGATGGAAACACAACTAGGTAATTTGGGAAGTAAATTAATTACTGGTACATCTCCAGTTTTACCAGCTACCGATTATATTTTTACATCATTATATGCAGTAGTAGAAACAGTTGTTGCAGCTACAGTAGATGCAGGAATTACAAATGCTAGTTTAGCAGGTGTTACAATTCCACAAGGGATAACAATTTATGGGAAATGGTCATCAATCACTTTAACAAGTGGGACATTAATAGGATATAACGGTACTTAGTTATGAGCCAAAATAGAACAACCGAAATAATTGACATAGTCTTTAATAAAGATATTAATTCTTTAAATGTAAATAATCCTGGATTTATGAATCAAAATAATAGTCCATTTAATGGTATATTCGGTGGTAGATTAGTAACACAAAGAAAACCAGAATTAGCACAAAACTTCTTATATCCAAGTGATTCAAGATTTGGAACGAATACATTAGTAGGTGATGGTTCTATTGACTTTATAGGCCCATTACTAACAGTAACAACAGGAACAACAACAGGAAGTAGTGCAGAGTTCAAAGGGAAAAGAAATTTAAGATATGTAGCAGGTAGAGATGCTGAGATAATGTTCACAGGTATTTATACAGCTGGTACAGGTGATTCACAAATAAGAGTAGGATTGTTTGATGATGATAATGGATTCGCAATAGGAACACTAGGAGCAGATTTTGGAGCATTTAGAAAAGTCGGTGGTGTTTGGGTTGATGAAATTACTCAAGCAAACTTCAATTTAGATAAATTAGATGGAAGTGGACCATCAGAATTCTTCTTAGATAAAACTAAAATGAATATTTTTAGAATCACATATGGTTATTTAGGTATAGCACCAATATTTTATCAAGTATATAGTGGTAAAGAAAAAAGTTGGGTTACATTCCATGTTATTGATTTAACAAATTCACAAACAACAACTCATGTTGAAAATCCATATTTACCTCCTAATGTATTTGTTGATAATGGAACAACTACAGATGATCTAAAATTTGAAAGTGGTTCAGTATATGCAGGTGTATATGGTGGATCTGGAGTACAAAGAGATGTATCAGCAAGAAGATTCTCAGTAGATATTGCCACATTTACTTCAGTAGGTGGTGTGGAATCACCATTCGCAGTATTTCATAATAAACCAACTTATCAAGGTAAAGATAATAAAATAGAAGATATATTAGGAATATTCCAAGCAGCAGTTGATGGAACTAAATCAAGTAAAATAAAAGTTTATAATGTACCTGCAGCTGATGTTGTTGGTGGAACATTTGCAGATGTAGATACTCAAAATTCAAATTTAGAATTTTCTGATAGTTCAACAGGATTACCAACAGTATCATTAGCAAATGCAGAATTATTTACAATATTTACAACCGAAAGAATAGGTAATATTCGTGAAGATGTATCAACATTTAATTATGTATTATTCCCTGATGATTATGCAGTATTTACAGTACTAAGTGCAAATGCAACTGAAATAGATTCCAGTATAGATGAATTAGAATTATTCTAAAGAAGGTGATTAAATGTTAAATGAAGTATTAAGAGAACTAAATAATTTTTTCATAAAAAGAAATTCAAGTGGTATAGAATTACAATTTTCAGTTGATTCAACATTCACAACAAACGATACAATCACAGGAGATTTTACAGATACATTCCTAGTAGGTGAATATATAAAAATTGAAAATACTAGATTAAATGATGGTGTATATTTAATAACAGCAATAGATACTGGAAGCATTACAATAGATTCTACATTAGATTTAACGATACAAACAGAACCTGAAGTAACTACTACATTTACTAAATTATTCATCCCTGGAGATTTAGTTGATTTAATCGCTGAGATTACAACATTCAATACAAGCTCAACAAATGGAATAGCTAGTGAATCACAAGGAGATAGATCAATATCTTATACATCAAGTTCTAGTGGCGATACAAGCTGGAGAAATGCTTTTAATTCCAGATTGAGTTCATATAGAAAATTAAGATGGTGTTAGTATGTGGAATACAGATACAGTATTTATACAATCAAAAACCGAAGTAGATACATTAGGAAGTATAAAAGAAACATGGTCAAATGCTACAGCTATATTATGTGATGTTCAACCTATCAACAAAGAAAAAGCATATAAAGAATGGGGATTAACTGATTCAAATGTATTTTTAAAGATATTTGCACCAGCTGGAAGTGCTTTCGTAGAGGGTAATCAAATAAGTTTCAATGGAGAACAATTTCTAATAAGATTAATAGCTGATTATGACAAAATAAATGCATCTAATCATATGAAGATTATTGCATCAAAGGTTATATAATGCCTTTACAAGATATAAATAGAAATATTGAAAAGTTTTCTAAGAAACTAGATGTAGATATAACAGCAGGTTTAAATGTAGTCGGTCAACACTCAGTAGCGATAATTAAAAAGAATACTCCAGTAATAGATGGTAGATTAAGAAATTCAATGTCATATACAATAGCTAATAGAGTTGTTGCACCTGAAGCACCACATCAAGCAGATGATGTATTATTACCAAATAAAAAAACAAAAGAATTAGTATTAGGAACTAATGTAATATATGCACCATCAGTTGAGTTTTTAAGTAAAACAGGTAGTGCTGGATTTATGAATAGAAGTTTTAATCAAATAAAAGCAACAACAAAACGAACACTAGCAACAGCATTAAAGAGGGTGATCAAATGAAAACAGAAACGGAATTACGAACAGAAGTATATAATGCCTTAAAAGTAAATGTAACAAATGTTTATTGGAAAGGAAACCCACCAGTGAATCCTAGTTATCCCTCAGCATGGTATAGTAAATTAGATAATGTAGGTGGTTATGTATTTGGAACACATTTGAATAGTGAAGAAATACAATTTCAAGTTGAAATAATTACAAATGTAGATGATATAACTGGTATGGATTCAACATTAGAAGATGTAAAAACATCAATGCATTCAATAAAGTATAGATTATTCTCAGCACCTAACGAAACATTCCAAACAGAGGATAACAAAAACAGCAGAATTACAAGGTGGGAAATACAAAATGTTTAATAAAAAGATTAAAAAAGAATTAGAAGAAGTAAAGAAGTATATTAAAAGATTAGAAGAAAGAGTTACTAATCTTGAAAATATAAATAAACCAAAACAATATTTCAATCAAAGGAGCGATTAGATGGCTTTAAGTGGAAACGCAGTAACAATCAAATTAGGAACAAATGATGTAGCAGGTATTAATAGTATTACATTCGATCCAGTATTAGACCAATTAGATACAACAGATTTCGATTCAAATGGTGAAAGAGAATTTATTCCTGGATTATCATCAGCAACAATTACATTAGCTGGAGATTATGAACCAACAGACACGAACGGTCAAACAGTATTAGTTAATGCATGGAAAAACAAAACTTTATTAACAACAACAACAGCACCAGCATTCACAGTTGATGGAACAAATGGATTTAGTGCAGATGCATATGTAGCAAGTTTCTCAATCAATCCAACTGTAGAGGGTAAAGTAACAGTTACTTATTCACTACAATTAACTGGTTCAATAACAATCTTAACATAAGAGGTGATTAAATGGCTTTACAAGGGTTTAAAGCACTAGTTAAGGCTGAATCATCCCAGATTGGTTTTACAGCAGAAGCAACAACAACTAGTGACAATCAAACATATACAATAACAGATACAGCGAAAGATATTTGGGCTTTCAATTCAACA